ATGGCAGCCATTAATCGACCAATGTCCAGTAGTTTTTCTTTTTTAGGTTTAGGTGTCTTTTTAGTTGCCATCTTGTTCCTTTGTATGGGGTACCAGTCCTTTTTGTTTTACAGCATCTTTATACCATTCAGTCAGTGGCTCGGGATCTGGTGGAAAAGTAACCGTAAAATTTTTGCTGGGACTGCACGTACCTATACCAACATTACCACTGACGTCAATATGTAGTACTTCATTGTTGCCTACAACAATTGACCAATCATTTTTTGCCATGACGTTCTTCATATTCTTTGCTGAGATAGTAAGTTATTTTAACACGGTCTAAAGCGTCTTGTATAGAGGGATTGGTTTTCGCTGCACGTCTTATTTCACCCCAAAGTTTTGAATCCATTATATGATCATGCAAAGGCCTACCGTCAGATGTTCTTGGATCAAAATTTGGATTTTCTTTGTCGTAGTCCCAACCTATTACTTCTCTAGTACTGGGATCAGCTCCAAAATCTCTGGCGTATACTACACTGTCCACACGTTCGTGTATAAGTGTTCGACCTGACTTAAGATTTCCCATATTACCAACACTTAGTATAATCTACAATTTCGCTTTGGCGGCTGACTTCTTTGACAAAATAAGCACAGCGTGGTTTAGGACCTTTTTCCAACGGCGTACACAGTAGTTGTCCTGGACGCATTTTGGGAAAATACCATTTGACGTCTTGATATACATCAATAATGTCAATGTCTAAAAATTCTGGCCTGAAGCTACTGCGTGGGTTGAAGCAGAAGGTCCTAAATCCTCGATCATTTAAACTGGTCAAGGGTAATACTTCCATTTCAGGACCTGCTGGATCACCTACGATGGTACACCAATCCAATGGCATGGTAAGTTCATGTGGTCCAATTTTTAATACTACTGCTGGCCCTGTAAAACTTTCTAAAAAGATTAATGGCACAAACAAATGATCCGGATTGGCACTATCGCTATTATCCATGACAGCAAATCGCATGTCTTCATCTATTTCGTCCGGCAATTCATTTAGATAAAATGTTTCGTTTTCGATTGTTAGTATTTGCATTATTAGTATTTGACCTTTTGAATTGTGAAAGGATATTTCGCTTCCTTGTAATAGCGTTTGCGTTCAGTGAGGTGGCGCTTGGCATATTTTGATGCCGCAGTGATGTCCCAGATCTGGACAAAGTCCTTGTCGTCTGCTTTCCGAATACCGCGTCCAATTGATTGTATAACGCGGACAAAGCTCTTGCCGGGCTCAATGAGAACCAGATGAAAAATCCGAGGAATATTAATACCCACAGCGGCCACACCATAAGTTGCCACAATAATCTTGTTGTCAACAGTTTTAACTTCGTCATATTCTGCCTTGCGATCTTTAGTTTTTACTTCACCACTAATAAAAACACTGCCAGGCATTTTTTCGACCATGGTCTTTCCAGACTCTATTCTGCCAACCAATACCAGTGTGTTACCAGTTTCTGCTATCCCTTGTATTAAATCGCAGATATAGGACAACCTGTTGTCATCTGTGACCAAATATTTTAATTCTTCTGCGTATGCGCCAAATTCTTTCCACTCAGCAGTTTGTACAATGTTTACATGACAGTTACTCAATACACCTGCTTCCTGTAATTCATGAGCATGTACATGATTTACCACTTCGCCTAGACTGGCCTTGATACTTTGAAATTCATGGTCCGCCTTGGGTATAGTGCCAGTCAGGCCCCAGCGTATTGGTGCTTTGGCCAAGTTGCGTGTCAATAGATTTTTTAACACTTCTGCCTTGGCCATGTGTACTTCATCCACCATGACTGTTTGAACATTGTCCAACAGTAACTCCAACTTTGCTGAAGCCACTTCGTCCCAATTTTTGGTATTTTTGTCTAAAATATTAAGACTTTGCCAAGTACAAATTGTGTGTGTCTTATCTAAATCTTTCTTGTCACCATAGTAAACTCCCACGTCTAATCCGCAGTTGACAAAATCTTCCAGCGTTTGTTCCACTAGACTTTTGTTGGGCACAATGGTTATTGTTCGACCGTATTTTTCACAGATTTTGCTCAAAGTTGCGGTGGTAATTGTTTTACCAAACCCTGTGGCAATTTCCTGAATGCACTGCGGATTTTTTAAAAATATATTGATGACATCAACTTGGTCTTCTCTAAGGCGTATGGGTTGACCAGCAAATCTATGTCCTTGGGGCCATGTTAAATCACCCCAAAAATCCGTGGCGATTTCGTCAAATCCCAGCGAGATAGGAGACCTCTGATCTTCCAACTCAATATAAAAATTCTTGCTTTCTAAATATTCCAATACCTGCGGAAGCATACTCATATAGGTTGTCCCGCCAAGACCAAAGAAACTTACCGTACCGTCCCATCTACCCAATTTATAGGCCGGTCTGAAGCGAGCAGTGGGATCTTCGTACTTGAATTTTTTAACCAAGGCTTTGCGTGTATCAAGATCTAAATTTTCAATCTTAACATTGACTTCATCTTTGATAATCACTCGGCAACTAGACAAAACTCATATTCCTTGCAATATTTTTGACGTCAAAAAATACCAAATTTTGGTGATTTTTTGCGAATTCTTTAAGGGTGTAATGTACATTATCAAACCCTAAATTTATGATACTGTTAAATTTAATTCCAGACTTGATAACTGTTTTTGGTATTTTACCGCTGACAAACACGACTTTAGTACCTTCATAAATCGGTCCATTTATTCCCTGATTTTTGACAAAATCGTTGAAATTTCGACCATTTTCTGTCGATAATCTAAACAAAACACTCATGTTTTTATCATCTATATCCATACCCTTGAGTAAGGTATATGATTGTGTAATTTTAGTTAATTCATTTCCGCCAGGAATAATGAACAAGCACGGAGACAAATATTTTACAATAGTTTCCAAGCAGAAAACACCACTACTTTCAGCTTTCAAGTAGGTTGGTGCCGCAAAATTGTTTTTTAAGAACTCACGCAACATTGGGTCAAACTCTTCACTAGTAATATACTGTTCAATGTTGTCATCCCACAATGTGACCCCATACTGTCTTGCTTGAAAAATTGCTTCAATTATGTCATCGGTGTCAATTTCTGGCATATTTTTTGGAGAATTAAGGATTTTTAAATCTCCGTCATGTATGGCCAATGTGGGCGCATATTTTTCTATTTCGTTAACAATAGTTTCTGTTTGATCCACAAAATTTTGAAAAGTTTCATCAAAATCAAATTTTACTTCGGATGCCAATGAAGCCAAAAATACAATATTATTTTCATTCAGCGAAAAAAGCCAAGCAGTATTGTCTTTGTCCCACACTGCGCCACTGCTTGTTGAACTTTTAAATTTTTTAATTTTATCTACAAGACTTTCATCGTAGGGAAATTTAACTTCGATAGATTTTCCTAAAATTTCTCGATCTACGATTCTAATACTACGATCTATCACAGTTTTTCTAATTGATAATTTATATTTTGGAGTTTCAATAAAAGGCTCTACATCAATTTTCAAAAAAGCCGACAAAGTTGTGATATGTTTTTGTAAAATTTTCAAGGCAAGGTTAGATTGTTTTTCAGTGAAGCCGGTATTTTGATGAATTTGGTCTGAAAAACTAAAGACCACTTTTTGATCCCACAAATTTAATCTTGCTGGAGATCCTGAAAGCATTTGAATTAGGTCTTCTATATACATAGTAATATTATACACTCAAAGTGTGATATCTTCAAGGCCTGCCGCACGAAGTTTGATGATATTTCCCAATTGCCATTGTTTAATATCCAAACCTTTGATAATTCCCAACCACTGATTTCTCAACATGGCAAATTCATTGATAACTTTTTCCATATCAATGACATCAGCTTCACCTTCTACGAATTTTTCGCAATCTCTACTGCTTAGATCGCGATTGTAGTGTTCTAAATATTTTCTAAAAGTTTTGGTACGAATCCTACGCAATTCAATATTGAGATATTCTAAAATTGCTTCAATTTCTTGTAGTTGATTGAACCGATGCTCAACAATTCCAGGCAAAGAAGCAGAGGCCTTCTCCACGTTGCCGTGAATTTTAACCTCTGCCCTTGCAGTTTCTAATTCATTATAAAAATGATCTAAACAGTCTGGAAGGTGTGCTATGTCTTGACTGACTTTAGCATACCATGTCATAATCAATCCTCGTCTTCGTAATAATCTAGATCATCTTCTTCATCTTCGTCTACTTCTTCGTCGTCAAGGACCAGTTTAATAGCTTCGTCAAGATTAGAATCATAGCCCATTACAGACTGTAGCACACTTGGCTCAACATCTTTGCCTAATAAAAAATCCACAAAGTGATTTGCCGCTATTTCCTTATTTTTATCGGAAATATATTCCTTAAAAATATCCCATACTTCAATGATCAAATCTTCTTCCATTTATGCTTCCTCAGTTTCATTGGTTGTATCAACAACAGCAGTTGTCACAGTCTCATCCCACTCTTGCATAATGGTCATGAGCTTGTCTTCAGTCCACCCCTTGCGGAAAAACGCATGGATTTCACCTGTTGCCTTACTTGTATATTGTAACTTATTACCAGACTTTGTCAATATGCCTTTTGCTTCAAATAGATCAACTAAGCCACTTGTTGGCGCCATACCTGTTGAATATGGAATTTTGACTTGAACACTTTCAAATGGCTTGGCATAACGAGTTTTCATTACTTTACAAGCTGATCGGATACCTAACACTTCGGACACCTTGTTGCCGTCTTCGTCCTCTTTCAACTTCAACTTCTTCATGGCAACTACAATACTACTGGCATAGATAAATCCTTGACCGCCCGAAATCTTGTCATCCGGATCAAACATATCCTGACTAGCGTATGTATGATTAGTAGCAACTAGCCCAACATTCCAAGAACCAAACATGTTTACACAGTTACGAACCAAGGATGTAAGTGCTTTAGGCTTACGGCCCATATCACCTTTCATTTCGCCTGCTTCAAACTGATTTACATCAGTGGGAGTCAGTAACATTCCCAAACTATCAATTACAAACAACACCTTGGGACGTTCTTCCACTGGCATCACTTTGTATTCTTTCATGAATTCTGAAATGGTTTTTGCCACATCATCAATCATGGCCATGTTGAGTTTGAGCAGTTTTTCTTCACTGGTATCTACGCCCAAATCATGTAACCACTTTTCATCAAGTGCATTTTCACTATCAACTAGGATAACATAAATGCCTTGCTCTTGTGCGGCTTTAATAATATTGCCTGAACAAATATAACTCTTTCCTGCTCCGCTTTCACCAGCAAATACTGTTACCTTACCCAAAGGAACTCCTTTGAAGAAGTCCCCCGAGATAAGATAGTTTAGAGCATAGTTACCTGTGCTGATCCAATCAGTTGGATCATTAAAGCCTATTCCAAGCCCGTCAATGGACTTGGTGATAGACTTACGGAACTTCGAAATATCGAAGGCTTTTCCCATAGTCTATCTCCTAATTACTTGTTTTCGTTGCGTTTGCGAATCATCGCAATGATGTCTGCCGCGCGATTTCCGTTGGCTGAATCGCCTGCGGGAGCGACGGTCTTGGTTTGAACTGGAGCAGGATCGGCATCAAATGGAGCGTCATCCTCGTCTTCAGCAACCGTAGCAGGAGCTGCCTTAACTGCTACTGGAGCAGTACTAGCAGGTGTGTTGGCAGTATTATTGCCATAATTGCCCTTCATGCCATCTGGCTTGTAGTATTGACCCCAACGATCCATGTCAAACGCGTCGCCATCTACTGATGCTTCAAACATTTCTTTGATCACTTTGAGTTCAACCTCTGTGGGTTTCTTGGGCAAGAAGCTCTTCAAATCAAACAAGCCATACTGCTTGATCGCAGCCAATTCCTGTTCGCTTAAAGCACGTTCACGACGACTCCAATTTGAAGTTGTGTAGTCAGCGTAACCACCTTTGCTGGTCTTGGCAATCTTGAAGTCTAAGCCACGTACATAATCAGTTGGCAATTCTTCAATTTCACTGTCCATCAATGCGTTCTTGACAATGTTAAAGATTTGGCTGCTCATGATAAATCGACGGATTGGATTTTCTGGAACCTTATCCTCTTGTAGTTTAGAGTCAACTACCAAACCTTGAAACAAGTAAGACTTCTTTTTCCAATACTTACGACCCATTTCTTCCAAGCTCTTGTCCTTAAACCAAGGACGAACTTCCTGTAGAACTGGACATGACTCACCCCACATTTCCATACAAGGCACTTGTACAGTTACGGGTTTGGAATTTGTGTCGCCCTTAACACCAGCGAACGGCAATTTGATCATTGCTCGCTCAATCCAGAAGAAAGTGTTGTTTGGGTCTTGGTCAGGAAGGAATCTGACTGTTGCTGTTTGTCCTTCTGCAATGTTCCAATGTGCGAAAATTGCGTTGTCACCACCGCCGCTACCGGTGTTTTGTTGAGATGAAGCCTGTAGCTTCGCGCGGATTTCTGCTAAAGTTGCCATAATGTTTTTCCTTAATAATAAATGTTATGCCACTCCTTTGTAAGACACTGCTTACAAAAGAAAAAACGCATACAACTAGTATATGCGCTTTTATTTATCTCCGCAAGAGTTATCTTGCTACATTTTGATTTTATTTTACCAAACCGGACAACTTCAAAATATCTGCCATTTCTGGAACAACTTCTTTTGACTTGCCTGTCTTATCCATAACATCACCGTATCCCAAATCTAAACGGGCTTTGTGATCTCCAATTCTTCTCTCAAGTTCCTTCATTTTGGCCACATCGTGGTTTGCTTCTGCTTGTTGATAAAATTGTGTTAGTTTTTGTAGTTGTGGACTTGCCTCGTATGCCTGATTAGCCAAATGATTATTCACACCCCACATTGCCGCGATCAATGCCGCGCCGCCTAATAACTTACTACCAAAACCTTCTTCGGCTGACATAATATTATTACCAGGAGCATGTCCATTGTCAGTTTTGTCGCCAATACCTTCCACTTTGGCTTTGACATTGCCTAGCAATTCTTTTAAACGTGCCAAACCATCATCTTCAACTTTGCCATGTTTGGCTTCCCATTTCTTAGAAAGTTTTTCCATAAACTCTAATGCCAGTTGTTCACATTGATCGCCAACTTCTTCGCCAAACATTTCGGCACATTTCTTTTTAACATCCAAGGCAATGTTTTCTTTACCATTGAATGGGCCAACATCTGGGTTGTCTTCATTGAAACGACTCTTGACTAGTTTGGCAACTTCTTTTACAATGGCTTCGCGAGTTGGCATTGTTGTATTTGCCGGGCCGTCCATTTCTTCATTTTCAGCAGCCGGTTGTTCTTGACCTGCTGGCGGTTCTTGCTCTGGAGCTGGTTCCTGCTGTGGATTGTCGTTTCCGCTCATGCCCAATGTTACCAACAATTCTGGATAATCTTGTTGTGCCCATGCCTTGAATACTTCCATGGCATCTGTGGAATCATCTACATCTGCCATTTTACTAAACTTGTCTTTTAAATCGCTAGAATCTAGGCCCAGTTCGCTAAAAAATTGCCATGCTGTTTGCCCTTGTGGACCCAACTGTAATTTTCCATCTGGTAAATCTTCAATTGCTTTTTTCAGTGTTTCAATTTCGTCATCTGTTAATTTGCCTTGTTCAACAGCATCCGCCCATTCTTCAAATGTGTCAATACTTTCTGCTGGAGTTTTTTTAGATAACTTTTCTGTTTCACGACGAGCTTTGTCACTCATGTTG